CTCCAACTCCACAACCAACTCCGACTCCGACTCCGACTCCACAACCAACTCCGACTCCGACTCCGACTCCACAACCAACTCCGACTCCACAACCAACTCCGACTCCGACTCCGACTCCAACTCCACAACCAACTCCGACTCCGACTCCACAACCAACTCCGACTCCAACTCCAACTCCACAACCAACTCCGACTCCGAGGAAAATAAATTCGGATGAAGACAATGTAATCACGACTGCTATGTATGATAACTCCGACCCTAACGAAGAAGAGAACAAAGGTCCATACTATGTTCCGTGGAAAAAAACATCAATGGACTTATACAATAAAACTAAAGAAACAGATGAAAGTATGTTTGCAAAAAAAAGATACAAAACAATGGATGGATATATACCAGGAAGTACAATAGGAAATGTACCAACAGATGATAAGACAAAAGAAAAAAAATCCAATAACTCAAAAAATTAAAAAAATACTATATATATTTAAAATTTGACAAATAAAATTATTTGTGTAATTATTAAAGCATTATGTATCAATATTTTACTGAATATTACCCACAAATCGCAATTATATTAGTTGTATTATTACTCGTATATATCTGTTATAACTTATATAAAAAAGTAAAAATTTACGAGTCGTGGGTTGATTATATAGATGTACGTATTAAAAAACTTAAATCAGATATAAATGAGGTGGATGAACGTGAACTTTTTGAAAAAGACGATGATGTTGGATTTGTGTATGAAAATATCTCCGAATTAATAAAAGATGTTGATATCATGACAAATAAAACATAAAAAGGATAAAGGTGGCAGTAAAAAAACGAAGAAAAAAATCTAAAATATACTTTGGTAAAGAAGCAGAAAACGCAATTATAGAATATAACAATACCGAAGATGAAGTTTTAAGAAATAAAATATACAACGAACGAATCTCATTTGCATTCGATAAACTAGCGGAAAATATACTCAATACTTTTAAGTTTTCATATTTTCAATGCAGTCATCTAGAGGTTCAACAGGAAGTAGTAAGTAATTTAGTTAGTAACATACACAAATATAAACCTGACAACGGAAAAGCATTTTCATACTTTAGTATAATTGCAAAAAACTTTTTAATATTGTATAATAATGGAAACTATAGAAAATTTAAAAAGCACGTAAGTGTTGATGACGAAGAATCACCAAATGTAGATATGGCTCTAAGCGCAACAACACAGAGTTCACAAACAAAAAAAGAATTAAGCGAATTTTTCAGACTTATGATCGAGTTTTGGGATGTTAATATTGAGAAAATATTTAAAAAGCAAAATGAATTGCAAATAGCTTACGCAGTATTAGAAATATTTAGAAACTCGGATAGAATAGAAAACTTTAATAAGAAAGCACTTTACTTGTATATCAGAGAAATGACAAATTGTAAGACTCAAAATATTACAAAAGTTGTCAACAAAATGAAGGACTTACAGAAGAAGATACAAATTGAATATAACCAAACTGGATTTGTAAAGATAGATAATGCTTAGTTAATAGTTCAAAAAATATGTATATTTATATTTATATTTATGGACAATGACGCAGAAATATTTGCAGGAAAGACTTTTTCATCACTTGCTAAGGACATTTATTTTAATTCTACACGTAAAGCACAACAAATAGACCAACTTATAAAAGATCTAAGGACTATGATAAAAGATGCAGGGAGTGCGACTGTTATTGCTCCAATGATAAAAGACTACCTAGATGTATCTGTTAAAAATGACGATCAACTAATTAAACTCTCCGCAGTCTTACAGAGAGCATTAAACAATTCATCATCCAGCGATGAATCTACTGGTGGTGGATATGGATTATCTGCATCGGAAAAAGAAGAACTGCTAAATAGTGTAAAGAGCGAATTAAAAGATGTAAGTGATGTTGATAAAAAAATTCAATCGGAAATAGATAATTTAGACAAACAGGATAAATTAGATGGCTTACACAAAAACTCATCGTAAAAGTAATACAAATGACATAGCACGTCGTGAACTAACGACCCAACGAGAGTCATTGACGGTTCAACCGGATGTTGATCTATTTTACGAACTTGAGGCTGCGGTTGTAATTGATGTTATACGAGATGAAACTCATCCAGTTTTTACACAAAATCCAAATCCACCCAAAACAGAGACATCAAATTGGCCAAAAAAGTATACTAGTGCAACAAATCCTGATTTGGATTATTCTTGGATAGGTAGGATAAAAGTTAGGTTGATAAATAGTCAACAACAACTACCAATAGAGAACCTAGATTGGATTACACCGATGGAAACCAATCTGTTTGAATACCCACTTGTCAACGAAGTTGTAGTAGTTTCACAGTACATGGGCAGATTATTTTACTCAAGGAGACTTAACTCAAGAAATTTCATAAATAATAGTGCAGATTTTCAGCATGAATGGAGATTTGGTAAATTACAAGGAGTGAATGATAAAACAAGCCCCGGTTCTTTACTTAAAGCAAGAAATGAGTCTGACTTATGGCCACAGACAAATAAATACGGCGATGCCTCGGGTGGTAGGTATTTAGGAAGATATTTTAAAGTAAATAACAAAATTAGACCCCTCAAGCATTTTGAAGGAGATACAATACTACAAAGTCGGCATGGTAGTAGCATAAGATTTGGATGCTACGAAGATGACCCTAAAATTGATGTAGGAACTTCACTAGGATATGGTGAGTCTTATGAAGACAACTTGGGCAATCCCATGATTTTAATACGAAATCGTCAAAAGAAAACAAATAAAGACGAGCAAAAATTTCAATATAATATTTTAGAAAATGTAAACGAAGACGGTAGTTCAATACAAATTACATCTGGTAGAACTGTTTCTAAGTTTGTTCCAACAATAAACCACACATATGATAATGTGAATTACCCAAGACGTGGTTGTGTACACAAAACATTTAATGGTCTTGAAACATTAAGAAAAAGTAAAGTAGGAATAGGAAATAATTACATACGACAAGACACAGCAACAAGACTAGCACGTCCAGCAGGAGAAAGAATAAACTAAAATGACCACGACCTCAAATTGTAAAGCCTGCGAAAATCAAACTAACCAAAATAATATATCGGACGAAATATTAGGTTTTGGGAAGAGTGGAAATATGGCAGGTGCACTTGGTGCATCATTTGGGATGGCACTTGATACCAACACTTCGAATAAAGTAGGTTTAAAACTAGGAGGTAAATCACCATCGTCTTTAATGAAATTTATAGATACACCTGGGAGTAATAAGCAAAAATTGTCTATGAGTGATTCTCAAAAAAAATCTCACTTAATAAACTCAATGGCCATGGGCAATTTTTCACTAAATTCTACATTTGAAGAGGGGTTAATTAATTCAATATCAGGTGGCAGGGATAATTCATCTTCTTTTTTAAAAAGTAGTGCAGTTGGTGCTTCTTTAATAGGTGCAAGTTCACTTGGAATTGGACCAAAAAATGGAGATATGCTAGGAATAGGTGAAGGTGATTCAGGAATGTTTCAAATATTTAAATTGGCTGCATTCGGGTTAAAAATGTTATGTGCATCCTTAAAAGACAAACAACGTGGTGGTCCTGGCGGATATTCATCTGACACAGAAGAAGCATTAGGTTTACTTTTATCGCTTAATATTGATCTGGGTTTAATAGCGAGACTAAAATCAATCTTTGATAAGTTAATGGCTCTCACTCAACCCAATTTCTCATCATTTGGAATAAATGATTTAAATATTTCACAAAGTCTATTCAATCTATGTGATTGGGTAGAGAATATGGAGTATGGTTCTAATACGATTGACACATTACGAAATAATCTACCAACTGGACTATCTAATAAAAAACTAACTGCACTTGCAGGTAAACAACTAATCGATAACGGTACATATGACACCTATGCTAAAAACGACTTTGGATTTGATCAACAATTTAAGTCAATTGCGGGTGATATAGATGCTCTGAAATGTGATGCTTGTAACTTAGGAAAAGGTGAAGTGACTATACAAAATCAAGGAAAGTCTTTATTTAATGTAGAATTCGACCCAAGAACTGGATTAAATCGTGAGGTAAATCAACAACCAACACCATCAGTTGAAGAAGCAGTTATAGTACAAAGTGGGGTAGATATAAAAGCAAGCACCCCTGGAATATCTTTCGATGAAGAAAATTCAGATGAGAAGGTAGTTTTTGCTGGTGATAACTCTCCAAAAATTGCTGATGCTTTAACAAAGAAAGCATCTGTGGGGGATGACAAACTTCATGTTAACAATCCAACTCAATATCCTGTAGGATCGTGGATTGAGATAGGAGAGGGTACAGAATATGCTGAATGTGCTATGTGTGTAGATTATAGTTCACTAAAACTCAATACACCTCTTAAAAACTCACATGAAACTGGTACAGGAATTTCACACCCACAAACTGAAAATCCATGTGAAAAAAAGTCAAAAAATATAAAAAATGACATAAAAGTAGAAAATACTGAATTTTCTCAAAAAAGTATCGAGACCCAGGTCAGAGATGCGTCTGAACAACAATCAAAACCATCTATATCACAAAAGGATGGTGATAAAAAAAGTGTAAATGAACACATGGGCATTGAGTCAGAAAAAAATAGTTCAAAGGATAAGGTAAAAGAAAAGAGTAAAAGTGAAGAAGAAATACCAAGATCACATAATATTACCGAACCAATTAAGAATGGAATTGAATATGACACAGATGATGAAACAATAGTTTATGATACATATATTGATGATGAGCAAAATGTAGTTGAAGATACTTACAAGATAAATAATAAAACAAATGAAGTTACTAAAATTGGTAAAAAAATAAAAACTACAAAACCATTTGGTGGAGAGCCTGCAAAAGAGGGTGACACAGAAGTGAAATCTTATTTCACAGGAGAGACAATTACAAAAGAGGAACTTAAAGGAACAATCCTAGAAGATGCCGATTTAAATGCAGTTGCTCTTTTACATCCAAATGATCTAGAAAATCTAAAAAAAACCGATGAAGTAAATAAAACACTATCAGATGCAGGAAAAAAATTTGACGAAGTATTTGATACAGAAATTGAGAAAACTGAAAATCTTGTTCTTGAACAACAAAGTAATGGTATTATATTTGGAGTACAATTACCATCCGTATTAAACGGAAATCAAATTGTAATAAATTCTGAACGTGTATTAATATCAGCAAAAACACAAGAGTGTGGAATATTCTCAAAAAGAAAATTTTTCGTAACAACCGATGACGAAATTACTATGAACTCTAAAAGAAGATTTGTTGTAAAAACAGACATTCATGCATCAATTGAAGCACCAACAGTACATCTCGGTACATACACAACAAAAAACCACCCAAGTCTAAAAGGAGATTGTGTAAAGTGGTGGTTAGATGATTTATGCGATTGGTTGTCAAGTCATGTGCATTATGACCCGTATGTGACAACAAGTACACCGGTTCAACAAGGATCACTTGCAGCTTTAAAAGCAAGAACACCAACATTATTAAGTGAGCGAATATTTATATCTGGATAGAAAGGTTACAAAAATGAAAAAATCAGAATTAGTAAAAATTATTAAAACTGCCGTAAGGGAGGAATTAGAAGCATCATTACCAATTGTATTGTCGGAAATAATGCAATCTAAAACTCAGTCAACGAAGACACAGGATCCACTCGAACTGACTAAAGAAATCCTTGAGACGAGTACAAAAACGCAAAAACCAAAACTTAAAAAGTTTAGTAATAATGAGGCACTTAATAAAGTGTTAAATGAAACAACGGGTGGTATTCCATCGGAGGGAAGTAGAGTTGGTAACGGTGTTTATGAAAATAAAATGACAGACTTACAAGGTAACGAGGTAAGTATTGAGTCACTACCTGATCATGTGTCTTCTGCGTTGACGAGGGATTACTCAGCACTTATGAATAAGGTTGATGAAAAGGCAAAACAAAAAAAAGGACTATAATTAATGCAAGATAAAATTCCAGTAGGCATTGAAATGCCGTATGTTAGAGGGAATGACGGATATTTTAAACAGACACATTCCGATATTGTAAGAATACATACTAATTTAAAAATGCTCTTAATGACCGCAAAGGGTGAACGACCCATGATGCCTACTTATGGAAGTGATCTTAGATTTTTATTATTTAATCCGGGAGATGAACAATATGATAATTTATTTGAGGATGCTGTGATTGAAGCAACTGAAAAATGGATGCCCGAGATTTCAATATTAAATGTGAGTGTAAGCAGAGATGATATGAACTACCCAAATCGCGCAATTCTTGATATTGAATTCTCAATAAATTCAATTCCCGAAACACGTGAGACTTTAACACTTGAGGTTATACAATAATGGAAAATGCATATAACAATTTAAAAAACAACGGTAAGAAAGATATTTCATATACCGGAAAAGATTTTAATTCATTTAAGAAGAATTTAGTTGATTACGCAAAGTCTTATTTTTCTTCAACATATAAAGACTTTAGTGAAAATTCAACAGGTATGATGTTTATAGAACTGGCAAGTTATGTTGGGGATGTGTTATCTTATTACATTGATCATCAATTCAAAGAGGGTTTTATACAATATGCATCTGAAAGAAAAAATATTATTAATTTAGCGAACTATTTGGGATACAAGGTAAAAACCTCAACTGCTTCACTTACTGAACTTGAGGTATTTCAACTAATTCCTTCTAAAATAGATCAAAATGGTGAAAATATACCTGACTTCAAATACGCACTTAATATTCAACCAGGAATGGAAGTTTCATCATCGGACGGACAAGGAACAACCTTCAGGACACTAAATTCAGTAAACTTTGGTCAAAATACAAAAGACTCAGAAAGAGAAATAAGGGTTTATGACAGAGATGAAACTGGTCAACCTACATTTTATTTATTGAAAAAAAATGTACTAGCAAGTTCTGGTACCCTTGTAACAAAAAATGTAGTGGTCGGAGAACCAAGTGAATTTTTTGAGACTACACTATCAGAAACAAATGTGATAGAAATTTTATCTGTAAAAGATTCGTCAGGAAACATCTATTACGAAGTACCTTACTTAGCACAGGATACGATTTTAATAGAAGACATGAATGACGCAAAAAACAATCCAATGTCTAACTCAAATAGTGCCGAAGATGCTTCGTATATATTAAGATACATAAGAACATCAAGACGGTTTACGACAATAGTAAATCCCGACAATACAACCACTTTAGAATTTGGTGCGGGTACAGATAAGTTTGATGATGAAATTATAATACCAAATTTAAATAATGTTGGAAAAACAAAAAACATTACAGGTTCTAATTTTGAAACAGCATACGATCCATCCAACTTTTTAAAATCAAATAGTTATGGAAGTGCACCTGGTAATACAACACTAACAATAAAGTATTATGTTGGTGGTGGTGTTGAATCAAATGTAAACGCAAACTCACTAAATACAATTGTAAATATAAATTTTTCTGATTCATCTGAATATCTCGATTTAAATGAACGAAGTATTTTCGATACAGTTAAGTCAAGTATAAATGTAAACAATCCATCACCTGCAACGGGAGGAAAAGGTGCGGAGACGGATGAGGAAATAAGACAAAATGGAATGGCAAATTTCGCAGCTCAACACAGAACAGTGACACGTGACGATTATGTAATAAGAGCATTGTCAATGCCATCAAAGTTTGGAAGTCTTGCAAAGGCATATGTTTCAAAAGATGGGATACTTGACATTGAGTCTCAAAAAAGTATATTTAAAACAAACTTAAATTCAAACGATGTAAAAATTACACCAGATGGAATGAACATAGTATATGGTGAACTAAATAATCCATTTGCAATTAATATGTATGTTCTTTCGTATGATAATAATAAAAAACTAATAACTCCAAGTGACTTGGTTTTAAACAATCTAAAAAACTATTTGGAAAAATACAGAATCTTAACAGATGGGTTGAATATTACAAATGCATTTATCATAAATTTTGGAATTAATTTCGAGATTTCAGTATTTCATAATTCCAATAAAAAAGAGGTGTTGGTATCTTGTATAAATAAAATTTCAGAATTGTTTGAAATAGAAAATTTATCAATAATGCAACCAATTGAACTTGGTGAAATAGAGTTGGAGTTATCTAAAATATCAGGAGTAAAGTCAGTAATATCAGTAGATGTTGTAAATTTAACAATAAAAGATGGAGATTATTCTGAAAACGAATATGATATATCATCTGCAACTGTGGGTAAAACAATATTTCCGTCTAAAGATCCTTCAATTTTTGAGTTAAAATTTCCAGACAAAGATATATCAGGGAGGGTTATATAATGATAAAATTTATACGATCAGAAAAAAATAATACAATATATAGTTTAAATGAGTTACTTAATACAGGTGCTGATGAAATTTGTGAACTCAGAAGTGGTGCAGATTTAACTTCAGGACCTGATATTGCCAGAATATTAATAAAGTTTGATATCAATAGTGTAAATTCTTACGCAAAACTTCCTACAAATGTTTATTTAAATTTGAAAATAATTGAGAAAACAGAACTCGGAGATAACTTTGAAATAGAAATATTTCCAATAGCAGAAGATTGGGATGCTGGTTCGGGAAGATTTATTGACACCGAGAATAATTATCCAGGATCATCATGGAAATTTAAAAAAGAAAATTTAGTATGGGGAAATGAACATCAAAATGAAATAATTTCTGGAGGTGGATCGTGGTTGACGGAAATTACAACAGATACTAATGATTTGATTAAATTTGATAAAACTGTTAAGTTTGTCAATGTTGCAACAGATTTAAAAGTAAACATAACAGATGTATTTCAATTGTGGTTGAATAATACAATTCCAAATTACGGACTTTTACTAAAATTAAAAAATGACATTACTATTCACAAATCATCTGTAAAGTTTTTTGCAAAAAATACTAATACAATTTACGAACCTTACCTTGAGTTACATATCGAGGACTATCTCTTCAATCCTTGCAATGAATTAATACCTGAAAATACACATTTTAATTCCGGTTCTATTAACTCTGGATCACTCAACACGGGTTCTATTAACTCTGGATCACTCAACTCGGGTTCTATTAACTCTGGATCACTTAACTCTGGATCACTTAACTCTGGATCACTTAACTCGGGTTCTATTAACTCTGGATCACTTAACTCGGGTTCTATTAACTCCGGATCAATTAATTCTGATTCTATTGATTTAAATTCCACAACTAGCACAACTGAAGATTGTGATGAAAATCTTAGACGTTTAAACGTAGATGAAGTATTGCCGAAAATAAAACAAATAAAAAAAGAATATGATAATTCTTCAATAGTAAGAATAAATGTTGGTGTGCGTGAACAATATCCTGTGAAAAAATTTGAAAACAGAATGAGGTTTGGTTTAGAAAACTATACTAACCAAAAAATGTATTATTCTGTAATTGATGCTGAGACTGAAGAAATAATAATAGACTACTCAAGTTCCACACAAGTGAGTTGTGACTCAAAGGGTCATTTTTTTACATTTGACTTTAATGTGTGTAACCTTGGGAGGATGTATAAATTTTTAATTAAAACAGAAAATGAGAGTTATAGTGATGTTCATATAGATAATCGTATATTTAAGGTAATTTGACAATATGAGTAAAAAATATCCAGTTTATATAACAAGATATGAAATTGATCAATCTGAATTAAGTGAATTTGTAGAAGGAGGGGAGCATAAAGAAAACATTGACTCAACTGGAAATCAAATTATAAAGACTGATTCAGACACAGTTGAAAATTGTTTTATAACAATAAGACAGGTAAAGACTGAGTTTTCCAAAGACAAAATAGAACAGAATTACGAGACAAAATTCACAGAATTTTCAGATTTAGTAAAATCAGATGATAAATCTGAAAATCTGTCAATAGAGGATGATGTAACGGATATTAATAATGCCCACCAAAATCAAGAAAATATACTTAATAATCAACTTGAAGAACTCACTAAGATACTAGAAGTAGAAAGCCAGAAAAATATAAAATTCAAAGAAGATGCTCAACAAAATTACTTAGCAACAAAAAATTTAATTATAGATATGAGAATCAAAAACGGAGAAGGAAATAATCCTGAAGACTTTTCTGACGCATTTCCATTTTCTCCCCTTTCTCAAGAAAATACTTCAACAACTGACTATAACCCAATTCCTTTTTTAGACGAACCAAGATAAATGAAAACATTCATTCCCCATATGTATCCGTCCAATGAAGACGAAAACACAAATACAATTCGTGGAGCCGTTGTATCAAATGAAGTTTTTTCTGACATAAAAGATCAAGAATTGGTAAAAACTGACTTTGGAAAAAACTCAAAAGATGTTATAGAATTTTCTGTTTATTCTAGTCGTGGTGAAATATTTGGATGGAAATTAGTAGAAGCATTACCAGACTATACAAATAAAACCATAAACTATAAAAATCTTGATGGGGAATCATCCTCTTTAAATATTTCTTACCTAAACTCATTATATTTAAAAAACAAAAAAGGAGATATTATAATATCACCGAGGCATGAGCTTGAAGAACTTGGAATTACACAGGGAAATTACAAAGTCAGAATTTCATTTAGAACAGATGTGGTTGGTTCTTATGAAAATTCAACTAAATTAAAGATAAAAGAAATATCACCATCTCGTACAGAGATAAAAGCAATAACTTCTTCTTTAAAAAATTCTAGAAATCCAAATGATGTATCCTTTAACTTTGAGTATAATAATTTTTTAAGAAAAAGAGTTTTGGTTGCACATATTACTAATAAACTTGATAAAGTTTTGAAAAATATTTCATTTGAAAATGTAAAATCAAACGAAGAAATCAAGAGTAAAACATCCGACTACGATCTTTATGTATCAAAAGTTACAGATTCATTTGGTCTAACGGAAATCTCTCTCCTCAAGGAACTTGATGGTCTATACGAACAATTAAAAGTGTATTATTTTAATTTAATATTATCACAATATAATCAGACCGTATCCAAGGAAGATATTTATTCTGATTTTGTAAAATCAGTTGACTATATTTTAAATAACTTTAGTAGGTTTACACAAGAATCTAATGATGACATAAAAATATTTTACAAGTATATGCTCATTCAAATGTTTGATGAATCAATTCTTGATTCTATTTTTTATGATAGGTTCGATAAGTATCTAACCAATGTTATAAATTTCGGCAACGGTATATCTATACCAATTTTAATTTATGATAGTTTTACTGAAGATACAAACCTAGATAACATAAATGATACTTTATTGATTAAGACAATAGAACCACTACCTGAATTTATAGATTTAAACTCAGAATTTTATATATCTAACATAAGTCACTCTGATGATATAGTTCGTAATATATCTTTAAGAGATATTGACGAAGTCCCAACTTTTAAACTAAGAGGACCCGATATAACAACAAAAGTGACAAAAGAGACAACAAAGAAGTATACCCTTAAAGGTGATGATGGTTTAATAAAAGATGATTTGTCGGCTGCCGAGAACTTTTTTAACACAACTGGTCAGGACATAGATGACCTCCATATAAACTATTCCGACTTTAAAAATTTTGTAAAATTTTCATCTGCCAGAACAAGACTTGATAATTTTATATTAAAATTAACAAAAATTTCAAAAATACAATATAAATTAGATAATTTATATTTTGAAATTGATAAGTTGAATAAGGAAGTTTCACTCGGTACAATAGATGAGTCTGTTGCAAAGAATTCTATTATGATAATGGAGAGGGAAGATATTACTAAATTAAATCTTAAACACTCCGAGTTGGTAAAGTCGTTTACTTCTTACGAAAAATTCCTATATTATGAGGAGAGTAACAAATCATGGCCAAGAGAAACTTCATTTAATTTAAGTGGATTTACTGGAAATTTATTTGTGGCAAACGGGAACTATAAATTATTTGCATCAATGAAATTTGACGTAAATAAAGTTTTCAGAAACGACAAGGATGGTCGTTGGAAGATTATATTTGAAAGTTCCGTAGAAAAGTGGAAATTATTTAAGGAGGGGGGTACAGAGTACATATATTCATCAACTTCAAATTTAAACTCGGGTTTTGTTGCAAATGCTGATAATAATTCTGGGTTTACAGATCAGTCATCGAATTTTCAAAAAGTTTTTCTAGAGGATTCATATAAAAAAGACTCACCGTTTACACCACCACAACTTATTCCTGAAAATATAAATGAGTTTAAAAAAACAGAGGGATATGTTTGGTACGAAACAAATGCAAAGAGTGCAAATTTATATGATAAGCATAATGACGACTCACTTGCAAACAGTATACCAGAGTTTTTAGTAAGAACATACGAAAATGAAGATTTTATTAATTTTTTAAATATGATTGGTGAGCAATTTGATATCCTTTTGGTTTACATTGAAGCAATGTCAAATATGCAATATATTAGAAACTCTTTTTCAAAGGGAGTACCAAACCAACTTGTTTGGTTTGTAATGAATTCATTTGGAGTAAATTTTTATGGAAGAGAGGTAGATGAACTATCAGTCAGCAAAAAATTCGAAGAAAATAGAAACACAATATGGAGGAGAATTTTAAATAATTTACCATATATACTAAAAACATCAGGCACAGAATCGTCAATAAGAGCTCTTTTCAAGTGTTACGGGGTTCCTGATTATCTATTTCAGGTAAAGGAATTTGGTGGTGTAAATTATGGAAGTGATGACTATGAGAACGACACTAGATACAAAC